AGAGAACAAGCTATTGAAGATATGGAATATGAACGAGATACAGTTGATACACCATATACAAAAGTAATAGACAGAGAAGTATTCGCAGAAATAAAAGATTATTAGAAAGGTAAACAATGGAAGATGAACTAAACGATCTCTTGATTAAAGCACAAGAGAACATAAGCGATAGTGTAGATAAACAAACAGAGTTTAATTATCGCAAAGTGTTAGATGAAAGTATGAAAGAATTACATAATCTTAAAATTACTAATCAAGAGTTTATAGATATAAGAAATGTAGCGATAAAGAATTTGTATGGTATTGGTTATTCAGCTATTGAGTTAGCAGATATAACTAATTTAACTAGACANATGATNCACAATATAGTGAAAGGGAAGTAATGAGTTATGTTAATCAAATAGATTGGACTTGTGGTTGTATGCGTATGACAGAGTTTGATTATAGAAGTGGTAAAGAACGAACAGTAGGTAGAAGTTATTGCAGAAAACAAGATTGCGATAGGAAAGGGAAGTAATGAAAAAGTATAGAGTTAATGTTGTAGGTACAAAGTATGTTACAACAGATACAGAAGATAAAGCTATTGAACATACACAAGAGATGTTAGATCACATACACAAGTCATTAAATATGCAAGTGTTTTCAATAGCAGAAGTTAAGGAGACAGAGTGAAGTGTCAAGTTAGTTTTTGTGATAGCGATACAATGCAAGACTTTGATGATTATTGTTGGGGTTGCTATGACAGAATATTAGAGAACGAAGAAGTGCCAAATACTAATCCACAATGGAGTAGTTATACAGTTGTAGAATAAAATAGCACTCTATCGCTAGAGTGCTATTCCAGAAAGGAAACAACTATGAATAATCACATATCGTTTTCTTTCATAGTAATAGAAATTGTCATATAAAACAACTACAATGTAGGCACAAGAACAGGAGAAATAAATGAANAAAGAGACAATTAAAAAATTAACTAAAGAACTTTCCAAAAGATGTTGTTAAACAAGCACCAAAGGGAAAGTTTGGATCNTATGTACCACACCACNTATACACACAACGATTAGTAGATGTTGTAGGTGGACAGTACAACTTTCTTATTAAAGAAATTATTAGAGATAAAGACAACGCAGTTGTAGGTGCAGTTTGCAGATTAGAAATTGAAGGCTTAGGCGTTGTAGAAGAAGTTGGTGATGTAGATACACACGCTATATCTAGGAACATTACTGAAAGCGAAGTATTAAAACTAGCAGTTAGTGATGGTATCAAGAGATGTTGTATGCGTTTTGGTATAGGACTAGAACTTTGGACAGGTGGCGTAACAGAGGAAGAACATTACGCAGGTGTAGAGGAAGATGTAGTTAGTGTAGCTAAAACAACAGTTGAAAGTGCAGAGAAGTTTGCAGAAGATATAGGTGCAGAAGTTAAGGTAGCTGATAACTTAAATATATTTATAGAAACCTTTAACGATAGTGCAGACAAAAAAGCTAACGCAAAGAAAACTGCATATCAACAAACAGTAGAACAAGGTGCTGAAACTGATGTAGAGAAATGGACAGATGACCAACAAGAAATGTTTTATGCGTTTTTTGAAGTAGCAATTAATGAAAAAGATATTGTAGATACATTAGAAGATGTAGGTATAAGTGCAGAAGTAAAGGAAGTAGTAGTGAAAGAAGATAACGATAAGATAACTTGTGATAACTGCAAGTCAAGTGAGTATGTAGAAGATAATAGTGAGAAGAAAGCTAGTGATCCTGCAAAGTATGGAAAGATACCTACGCTTGTTTGTTCTAACTATGGTAGTAACGAGGGCTGTGGAGAAGTAATTGAGTGGTAGAAAAGATACACGCACCAGCTTGGCTTGAAAAAATTAAAGGTAAGTATGAACTTACAGATGAACAAATTAAATTTTATGCAAGTCAAGAAGATACAAAATGCAAAAGAACATTTGATTGTCCTAGTAGCAAGATGACATATTACGACCAACAGGGCAGAATTTATTGTGCAGAACAATATAAAGTTATTGATGATGACTTAAATCCTGGAAGTAAAAACACAAGAGTATGTCATAAGTATCTAGGTACAAACAAAAAACAAGAACAGGATTATTTGTTTTGAACTGCAAGAGTTGTGGTGTAGGCGAATATGATATATATGGTATGCCTAGTCATATNAAAGATGACTACTGCCTACTGTGTAGGGAAATGATAAGGAGAGTTGATGAAAGTAATAGATAAAATATATGACTTTGAGAATGGAGATAAGTATGTTGTTGAAACTAAAGAGTGTTTTCATTGTAAACAAACAGGAACTGTAGAAATATTTACACAAGAACTGTTTTATCTTAATCAAGGTATGCACATACAAGATGCAGTTAAATCATTAGACAGAGATTATAGAGAACAAATGATTACAGGCACACACCCTAAGTGTTGGATAGAAATGTTTGGCGAAGAAGAATGATACTTGCAACTGAATGTAGTATTTGTGAAGCTGAAATAGATTTAGATGCAGGAGATATACAAGGAGATTTTGGAATTACTCCTATTGCTTTTTGTGTATGGTGCTATTCAAGTATCGTTGATATGGTAAAACAATTAGTTGTTTGTTGGTGTGAAGAAGAATGACACAGACAGAGATTGTAGACAAATTAAATGAGTTATATCCACACCTTAATTTAGTTGAATGTGAGGATCAGTTCTGTTCTTATGATGCAGAGGGCGATAACTACATTGTAGAAATAAAATCAAGAGATAAAGAATATAGTAGTTGGATTATAGAAAAATCTAAGTTTGAAAAAAACATTGTTAAATCAGTAGAGAAAACAAAGAAATTTATTTATCTTACTGAATACAATGGAAAGATTATGACTTGGAACATACATAATCTAGTGCGAAAAAACTATGACTTTCAATGGACAGAAATGCCTATGCCTGAAACAACAGAGTTTGATGCTAACAATGTTATACCAAAAGTAGTAGGATTTCTGTATGAAGGAAATGCAAAGATACATAAGGAGAAAGAATGATTGATGTAATGTTAAGCAAAGCAACAGAAGGTAAGGAGTATTTACGATGAAATCACTTGAACAAGTGTTGGAAGAATATTCTAAAAATATATGGAATAATTATTCTTACACTTATGATATTGAAAAATTTGATAAGAGATTATCTAAAGATAAAAGAATAAAATTTTTACTTGAACGTGCAGATAATAAAAGATATTGGGCTGGATATAAATACAATCATAGGGCTGAAGAAGAAAAAGATATATTTTATAATAAAAACATACCTTTATCAGATAGAATAATTAATTTCATAGGTCAGTATCACTATGAATATATTTATTTGCATCGTAAAGAAAAAAGATATAGACAATATGGACATACTTTACGAACATATTATAAACAAGCTATTGAAAGAGTTGATGAACTAAGAAGTGGTAAAGAAAAAAGAAATGGTTTAGAAGAAGCATTAAGTACTTTACCAAAAGATGAGTTAATTCAATTACTTATTCTAAAAAATAAACAACTACAAGACCAAACAGAGATGTTTAAATCTTTAGAGCAAGAAGTAGTTTTTGCAAACAATAGAGCTAAAAAAATGTGGCAAAAGATGAACGCATATAGAGGATTGTCTTGTGTTGTTATGGATATGGATATAAAATCTGTAAATAAAATATTAGACAGAGTAAAGAAAAACAAAACTACTTTACAAAAAGCATTAATGAAAGGATAAATATGATTGATGTAATGTTAAGCAAAGCAACAGAAGGTATGTTGATTGCAGAATTATTAAACAGAAAAAATGAAAAAGGAATGAATTTATTTATGGGAAGAAGTATTCTTTTACCAACTGGTCAACAACAGTTGATAGCAATACTTCCTAACATACAGTTACTTACTAATACAAAACAAGAGGAAGAATAATGTGTATAGAATGTGGTGAGCCACCACAAACAACATTAAATTATGATGGTNGNTGTGTAGGTTGTATGGCACNCGAGATAGAGGATTTAGTTTGATACCTTTTCCAAATAAAAAATATAATATTATCTACGCTGATCCACCTTGGTCTTACAAAGTATGGAATAAAAAAGAACATAAAACTGCTGAAAGACATTACAACACTATGTCATTGAAAGATATAAAAGAATTGCCATTAGATGACATAACAGAAGATAATTGTGTTTTGTTTCTATGGGCTACATATCCACAGTTAAAGGAAGCATTAGAAGTTATAGATGCTTGGGGTTTTAAATATAAGACAGTTGCTTTTACTTGGGTAAAAAGAAATAAAAAATCTGATAGTTGGTTTTGGGGATTAGGGCATTGGACTAGAGCAAATGCAGAAATATGTTTACTTGCTACTAAAGGAAAAAATAGAAGAATAAATGGAAGCGTACATCAAATCATAGATACTAAAATACAAAGTCATTCACAAAAACCAGAAGAAGCAAGAGTTAGAATTGTAGAGTTAATGGGAGATTTACCACGAATAGAATTGTTTGCGAGAAACAATTACAGAGGTTGGGATATTTGGGGAGATGAAGTCTAAACTATTCTGTAGTTATCCCAACCATCTTTATTAACTGTAAAACATAACACACCAGGTTTACTCCACATACCAGTTCGTGCAGTAAAGTCTGTACTTGCATCAATACTAGGACATTGAAACCAAGTTCTATCTCCTTGTTGCATCATACGAGGGTGATGAAAATGTCCTGTAACTAATATGTCAGCTTCTCCTGCTGGTAAATGACCAAACATTTGTCCTTGCCACCACTTCATTATCTTACCTTCTGGTCCTGATCCACCAGAGTGCATATGTCCGTGGCTAAAAGCTAGTGTCTGTCCTTTAATTTCTAGTGTGTGATGAAAACCATCTGGTATAGATACAGATACTTTTTTATATCGTGGGTTTTGTTCCATAATCTCACCACAAATCTCTATGTGCATAGTGTCAGAGTTATCTAATCTGTTGGTAACAACCTGTCCTTTACCACTTCTTGACATTTCTCCGTGGTTAGCAGGTACTCCAGACAAAGTTATTTTGTTTGCATATGGTAAAAATGTATCAACAGTTTTCATAATTAATTTTCTTGCTAGATGATACTGCTGTTGGAGTGTGAGAGATATATTGAAGGGTTGTGAGTCGTAAAATCCATAACAACCTTCTGTTAAATCGCCCATAGAAAGCAAATAAATTTCATCTACGCCACCTAGTGCCTTAACCTGCTCTACTCCTCTCTGAAGTGCCAAATCGTAGCGTTTAAGGGTATTTTCTACTCCATAGTCATCTTTTCCTAGTTGCCAATCACTCATACACCATATGAACGCCTGTTTGCTAGTAATGTTTTTCTTTTTAAGAGGTTTTTTCTTTGATATTTCTTTTAATAAGACTTTAAACCACTCATCACGAGCAGGATGTTTTTTTCTAACAACACCTTTAAACGCATAAAAGGTTTCAACTTGTCCACCTTTTAGTTGTGCGTTCCAAGATGATGCTTTGACCTTACCATCTATCTCATAATAACGAGGATCAAACCCCCATTCACGCAATATATCATCAAATTTAGATTTATAATTGGGGTCAGTTCCAATGTGTGTGATTTCACCTAGTCCTGTTTGCTCATCAAACTCTGCTGATGGTTGCCAACCAGAACGAAAGTAATTATTTCCTAAGTCTTTTTTGTCTGTCATACGCAGCCTTTCTGTTAAGGCTTAGTATAGACAATAGATGAGACTATTTCTATTAACTAATTTTTTTCTTAGCGAATGTTTTGATTACTGATAAAGCTGCTCCACCACCTGCAATAGCTGCAATTTGTAGTGCTGAAGCATCTACTCCTGCTATTGGGCTAATTACTAAAGCTGATAAAAATGCTTCAATAAATGTCCAGATCGCTCTTTCTAACATATCTTTTAATTCATCACTCATTGTATTAATTTTCCTAACTTTAATTTGTTTTCTATGTTCTCTAGTTTAGCAATAATTATGTCTAATTTTTTCTGAAATGCTTGTGGATGTATCATATCTGGACCACTTGCATTCGATAAATCTTCTGCTGTTATGTTGGTAGATTTTTTTAGTGTTTCTGTATCTACTTTATCCCACTCAATAATAAATTGTCGCCAAGCATCTCCAGGACAAGCAGTTTGTTTGAATGAACTATGTGGTCTTAGTTCTCCTTTTACCTGTGAGTAGAGCCACTTAACAGATTCAATAGCTTTATCTGAAGGTTTGTGGGTAGGTTCGCTACCACCAAGCCAACACACAGCAACATAATGCTTGTTATTGTAGTTAATCTCTTGCCTACTGTTACCACCTTGTGCTGCACTTCTGTTTCCAAAT